AGCGAATTTTAAGGCGCGCTCGCCAAAAGTCGGCACTCTATGACCGGCACCCGGAGCTTGAGGGCCGTGTACATCTCTATTCGGGCGAGGGCACGGGCACCCGGCAGCGATACAGCGACCGCGATAACCCGTACTTTTACAGAATCAACACCTGGGCGCGTGTTGCTATTCAGAAAATTGCTGACAATATCGCTCCCCTGCCGGTGCGCGTGATAGACGGCGACGGTGAACCCATCGACGGACACCCGCTGACGCGCTTGCTCTCCGAGGTCAATGACACGATGGCAGCAAGTGACCTGTGGCGAGAGTGGACAACGGAGATGCTGCTGCAAGGAGAATGCGGCCTGGAACTGGCGCTGGACGGGCGCGGGCAACCGCTGGAACTGTGGACACGTCAATCTCACCAATTCAACGTGCGTTTGGATAAGGGTGGTCGCCGGTATCGCAACATCGTCGGCTTTTTCGTCGATGATAACCAGGGCGATCCATACCTGGTGCCGAACAACGATTTCATTCATACCAAGTTTTACAATCCTGAGGAACCGTTGCGCGGCCTTAGCCCCATGAGTGCCGTACGCGGCGGCATTCTGATTGACGAGTTTGCGCAGGCGTGGACTGGCGACTTTTTCCGCAACCAGGCGCGGCCTGACTTTGCCGTCGTGACCCCGCAGGGCGTGACCAAGACCGAGAAAAAGCGCATCGAGGACGATTTGGCAGCAGACCACGGTCGGCGGCGCTCTCACAAGCCGGTGGTGCTTGAAGAAGGCCTGATCGACATCAAGCCGCTCAATCTGGCACCCAAAGACACATTGTGGCTTGAGCAACGCGAGAAGAGCAGCGAGGAAATTCTGGCGGTGTACGGCGTGAGTCCGGAGCTGGCGGGCCTGGGCAACCGCACCTACGAGAACATGCCCGAAGCGAAGAGGGCACTTTGGGAACTGACGCTTGTGCCGCTGGTTGGCAGCCGTGACGACTGGCTAACGGAGTTCTTCCGCAGGCGCGGCGACCTGGGGCCCAATGAGAGTATCGCAACCGATCTCTCAGGCGTTGAGGTACTCCGTGAGGACGTAGGACAGAAGATTGAGCAGGCGGTGCAGCTGATTCAAAACGGCACCCCGCCCAACCTGGCTTATGAAACCGTGGGTATGGATCTGGTGATTGACGGCGGTGATGTGGGCTATATGCCCATCAACATGGTGCCCGTTGGAGAATCGCCTTACCTGGCGCGTACCCCGGAGCCCCCCGCCAATACCGAGCAGGCAACTGTTCCGCGGGCAACAAAGCAGGTAGATCGCTGGGAGTTCGGCGGTGACCTGCACCGCAAAACGTGGCAGCGCAAACAATTCAGGATTGCGCCGTTTGAGCAACGCATGAAGCGAATGTTGAAGAAAGAGTTCCAGCGTCAGCAGGTCGAAGTTGGGCGGGCGCTGCGCAACCAAAACGACCTGGGGCGCGCTGCCGATCTGGAAACGAAAGAAATCAAGATGAATTTGTTGCAACTGTTTGACTTGCAACAAGAGAAAGAGCGCTTTCGAGCAACCTTCCGACCGTTGCTTCTGGCGGCGCTGGAAGCGGTTGGGCAAGAGGAGATGGACGGGCTCGGTATAGAGATAGCGTTCGATGTGGACCGGCCCGAAGTGCGCGGCGAGATGGCAGCGATTTTGGGCAAGTTTGCAGAGAAAACCAACGACACGACATTCAACGAGCTGACGGACTTGTTTACAGAGGCAGAGGCACAAGGCGAGACAATCCCGGACATGATGGAGCGTTTGAGTGCGTATTTTGAGGGGCGCAAATCAGACTATCAGACAGAGAGGATTGCGCGCACGACCATGACCGCAGCCAACAGCGCGGGCGATGAAGCGGCCTGGTCACAGTCGGGCGTTGTGAAAGGCTCTCGTTGGCTCACGAACATCGACGGACGCGAGCGCGATGCGCACCGAGAAGCACATAATCAGACAGTAGGTTTAGGACAAATGTTCGAGGTGGGCGGCGAGATGCTGGCTTATCCAGGCGATCCAAGCGGAAGTGCGGAGAATATTATTCAGTGCAGGTGCTCACGAGCGGCGGTGCTGATAGGAGAGGATGTATGAAACGCAAAAACGTAGATGTTGAACTGGTAGACCAGAACGCAAACGGCGGGCGCATCGTGATCAACACCGGCGCTGTGGACCGCGACCGTGACCGCGTGTTGCCGCAGGGTGTCAAGCTGGATAACTATATGAAGAATCCCGTTGTCCAATGGGGGCACAATTACCGCGATCCGTGGGCAACCGTGGGTGAAACGCTCAACTTGGAGATAAGCGACGGCGGCATTGTGGCTGATTTCTCGCTGCGTGAGCCTGCCAACGAGAGCGATCCGATGCACGTCATCCGGGCGCTGTGGGAGCAAGGCTTGATCCGCACCGCGTCCGTGGGTTTCAACCCGCTGGAATGGGAAGAGAACGAGGTGGGCGGCTACGATTTCACGGCCTGGGAATTGCTGGAATGGTCGCTGGTCCCCGTACCTGCCAACCAAGAGGCGCTGCGGCTGGCGGTGAAAGGACTCACAAGCCCCGACAATACCGAGCCCGTGACCAACAAACAACCCGAACGATACTCTGATATTGACTTCACCCCACCGGAAGGGGTGCGGGAAGCTTGTCGGGTTGGTATTCGACAAATTGAGGATGGTTTGGGCGGTGATGGATTAGAAGATGCTACGGTACGAGAAGCGCGAGCGATGGCGCGGGGTGAGGATGTTACCGCTGCCAAAGCACGCAAGGGGTACCGCTGGTGGGCGCGCAATGAGCGTTTCTTAGAAGCGGAGAATGATACCCCCGCTGATGTTGCTGCGAATTTATGGGGCGGGCGGGCTGGTCCTGGGTTTTTCAACCGCCTTTATGAGCAAATGGAAGCGGCAGACGAAAAAGATACACCACAAGACGAGGTTCCCGACGCACCTAAAAGCGTCGATAGCACCGAGAGAAACCAGGCAACCAACGATGACCTCAATGAACTCGCGCCGGAAGAGCTCTCGGTATTGGCTGAATTGACACAAGCACTCAAACAACTCAAGGAGAGATACGATGTCTGAAGCAATTGAAGCACTACGGCAGGAAGTTTCGGAGTTGCAGCAAGCGGTTAAGGCTCACGCTGACGACCCGGCAACCATTGATCACGGCGAACTGGAAAAGACGCTCAAGCAGCTGCTGGACCGCATGGCTGCTAAGGAAGCCGGCCGGAAGGCACGGCGTTACGGCGAGACTGAGGACGTACTCGCTGTTGGCAGTAAGGCGCGGCGCGAAGCCGTCAAAAACTACGAGGTTCCCGACGGCAAGTACAAGGGCGTGGATGCCTTTGGGCTGTGGGTGGCCAAGGAGTTGGCTCGCAAGGGCGCCATGCCTCACAGCAAGGAACTGGCTGAGGCCGTTCAGAAAGCCGACATGTCCACCACGGACGCGGTGGGCGGCGATCTGGTCCCGACGATGCTGGCGGGCGAACTGTGGGATAACTTCTTCCTCCAGTCGTTGGTAGTGCAGAATTTGGGCCCGATGATCCCCATGCCCTCCAACCCCTACGAGATTCCGATTTGGGGCGAAGTAACGTGGTACAAGGGCAGCGAGAACTCGGCAACCACAGCGACCGCCATTGCCACCGACAAGCCGGTCATGACTGCCACGGAGATTGTGGCTGAAGTTGACTGGTCCTACACGTTGGATGAAGACTCAATCATCCCGATGCTGCCCAACTTGCGCAGCAACATTCAGCGCAGCGGCGCGGAGAAGATGGATGCCTTTGTCCTCAACGCGGACGCGACCAACGCCGGCACCGGCAATATCAACAGCGATGATGCAGACCCCGCCGATACCGAGTATTACCTGTCGGATGGCAAGGACGGCATCCGGCACTATTTCCTGGTGGACGACACTGATCAAGGGATTGACGCCGGCGGCGATGCACTGACCGACACCGACATCAGCAACGCACTCGCCAAGATGGGCAAGTATGCGGTGCGTCCCTCTGACTGCTTCATGATCCCCGACGTGAGCACCTATCTCAAGGGACTCATGGGGTTGGACGGCGTGCAGACACTGGACAAGTACGGTTCTGAAGCCGTGCTGCTGACCGGTGAGCTGGGGCGCTATCGGGGCATCCCGATTGTTCCGTCTGAGTCGATGCCTCTCACTGAGGCTGACGGCAAGGCAAGCGACACAGCGGGTAACAACACCCTGGGGCAGATTGCTTTCGTCAACAAGAATCTGTGGCGTGTCGGCTATCGTCGGCAGTTGCTGATCGAAGTTGACCGTGACATCCAGACCCGGCAGACCTTCCTTGTGGCATCCTTCCGCTTAGCGGTTGCGGCCCGCGATGATGGCGCTGACGCTGGACGCGGCGACAACCACACCGCTGGTATCTACAACATCAGCGTATAGACAACAGACACAGGACGGGGCGGGTGACCGGTTGCCTCCGCCGGTTGCCCTCCTCCTCCCGATAAGGAGACTTTGATGACACACAAACGACCTGAACCAACAAGAGGAAATCCATTGCGCGTCGGCTTTGGTGAAATGAAGATGGGCGTCAAGGCATTGCTTATCATATTGATAGTGGCAGTGTTGCTCATTAGCGTGCTCGGTATTGGGGCGCGGCTGGCACCGGAAGAGCGGGCGGTCAGGGAACGTATCGCCATTGATGCGCGCTCCGATTCCTACCTGTACAACGGCGCCGATCTGTACGTCTACAGCGATGATCACAGCACGCAGAAATTTCACGTTGACGGCGCGACCGGAAACCTGGACATTGAAGGTACTGGCAATTTTGCAGGCGCGGTGACGCTCCAAGCGGGCGCGGTCGGCAGCCAGGATGTGGAAAGCTTGATGTTCCCAACGGTGCTCACCGAAGCAATTACCTACACGGCTGGCGCTGGTACATCCGGAACCCTGGCCACGATTGCCGATGGTGAAGTTTGGCTGGTGCACGCCGTCTTTATCCAGACTACAACCACGTTTACCGACACGGCGGGCGATGACGAGGCGTTTACTATCGGCGACGGCAACGACGCGGACGGCTTCCTATCAGCAGCCTCTACACAACTCGCATCCGATTTCACCGAAGCGACCGGCTTTCAGGCTGGATTCTACGGCATTGAAAACGGCAGTGGTGGAGCCTATACAACTGACGACGGCGGCCCCTTCGTCTACGCGCCAAGCGGATCTGCTGAAACCATCGACTACGCATTGTCAAGCGGCGCAGGTGATGACATCGGCGCGGGAGCACTCACGATGTACGTCGTTTACACCCGCATTCAGTGACATGATTCTCGCTCTGACCGACCGGCGGTATCTACGGCAAACCATCGACGTGGTAGGCGACGACGCGCATATTTGGGCGTTTCCTCCCATGACCGCCGGTCGGTTGGAGCCTGCCGATCTGGAAGGCTATGAGCTGATCTATGTTGACCTGCATGGCGAACCCAGCGGCGGCTATCTGTACACGTTTGACAACACGCCGGCCTTGAGTTTTCAAACCGTGCGCCGGGCAACGTTAGAAAGCGTGTTAGTGGTAGCTACAACATGCTATCTGCCACAATCGCCGTTTTTGAGCGCGTTTCAAGACGCGGGCGCGGCGGTGATTGCTGGCGATGGTCCGAACTACGGTGAAGATGACCGGGGCGCGGCGCGTGGGGCGCAACTGCTGGCACAGAGCGTTATTCGGCGCGTGCGCGGCGGTGAATTGCCTCAAGAAGCCTTTGAGCAAGCGCGGCAGACGCTGCGGCACTCGTGGCGGCGCTGGCTGGACCCAAAGGCGACCGCCGACACATTGAAGTTTAAGTTTTACGGAGG